GCGTCTCGCGGTAGGCGATGAGGTCGATCAGCAGCCGCTCGATCTGCGCGGGATAGAGGGTTTTGCCAGTGGCGGCCTCGTAGGCGGCGACGATCTCGGCGGTCACCGCCTGCGGATCGTCCGGGACGATTTTGAGCGCGTCGCTCATCTCGGCCTGACCTCCGCGCTCATCTCAGCGCCGTCGGCGAGCCTGAAAAACACGGTGATCCTGATGGCCGCATCGCCATCGAGCGCGACCACGACGCGCGTGACGGTGACGCGCGGCTCCCAGCGGCGGATGGCGTCGACCGTCTCGCGCACGATGTGCGGGCGGGCGCGGTCGATGGGGTAATCCAGATAAAGCCACACCCGCGAGCCGAAATCCGGGCGCAAAGGGTCGCTGCCCTGCGGCGTGCGCAGGATGATGGCGATGGCCTGGCGGATGTCGTCCACGTCCTCGACGACGCCGTCGCGCCCGAGGGCGGGTTGCCAGTGGTGGGTGGCGGGAAGCGCGCTCATGATGGGCTATAGTGTGCGCGAGCCAGTGCCGCTGCGCCTGCGGCGGCTTGTCAGTGGCTGCGGTCGCGCTCATGCCCGGCATGATCGCCAGGGAGGGCGCGGCGCGGCAGGCCGAAACGGTTCAGCCCGCGAACACGTCGGCGCTCCCCGTCGCTGCGGAAGAGCCGCAGGAGACAGGATCGCCGATGCGGCCCGCTGCGCGTCCGTTGACGAACACGGTCGCGCTGCCAGCAGCGAGCGAGCCGCCATGGCAAACCGGCCCACAGCAGTGCGTAGCCCAGGCGTCGCCCACACGGTGCCAGCCGCGGCCATTGACGAACACATCCGGGCTGGCCTCGACATTGGCTCGTGACGGGAAGCAGCCGTGGCCGGTGCAGGTGTCGCCCAGTCGATGTGCAGCGGGCATGGCGCGTCCTACGGGTTGAGGTCGATGCGCGGGGCGCGCAGGGTGATGTTGGTATCGGAGACGATCTCGATGTCGCCCACGCTGTGGATGGTGAGCCGGTGCGCCGCCCGGTCATACTCGACCACGGTGCCATCGCCAAAGCGCGCGGCGGTGATGTCCGGCCCCCCACCGGGGGACGGGTCGCGCGCGGAAAAGATCGCGCCCAGCACCACGCCGTCCTCGCCGTGCGGGTCGAGCAGCAGGGCGACGTGCTCGCCAACATCCGGCAGATGCTCCACCCGGTCGCGGTGCGTGCGCAGGGTGAGCACCGGCAGCCAGTGGGTCTCCAGGTTGTCCAAGTCTGGCAGGCGCACGCGCACGCGGTGCGTGGCCGCATCCACGGCGGACACGATGCCAAACCGCAGGGTGGCGAGCGATTCGCGCTGGGTCTCGATCATGCGGCCTCCTGGATGCGCTTGAGCTGGATCGTGGTGGCGTAGCCCGCGTCGCGGCTGATCTCGTGCCGCGCCTCGAGGATGAGGTAGCGCCCATCGAGTCTGGCAAGCCCCGCCACATCCACGGTGGCGCCCGCTACCAGCAGCGGGTCGCCAGGGAGTTTCACCTCCAGGCTCGTCTTGTCGATCTCGTGCCGCGCCTGCTCGGCCTCGGCGATTGCTTTGGCCTGCTCAGGCGTCTTGGCGCGCACCTGGCGCTTGCGGGTGTCGGCAGCAGTGACGGCGTGATCGGGCACCGCCACACCCTTCTCGATGCGGTAGACCACGAGCTGGCCGGTGGCCGGATCATGATGGCGCGCCTCACTTCTGGATGGCACGTCGGTGATACGGTCGCGGTAGGTGTAGCGGGTGAGGTCGCCAGGCGTGAGCGTGCGCACAGGCTCGGCATCCTCGCCCAGCTTCATCACGGCGAGCGCCCTGTTGTTGTCGGCGAGCTTCAAGGCATAGCCATACTCGCGCGCCAAGCGCACCGCGAAAGCCCAGTCGGTCTCCTGATACTGGGTCACCCGGTCGATGGCGATGTCGGCCACCTTGCCCTTGCGCGTGGCGCCGATGCGCTTGGCGATCTCGTCGAGGATGGCGGCGAGCGTGGTGTTCTCGTACGCCTTGCCCTGTCGGGTGCGCACCGCGCGGGAAATACCCGTGGCCAGCGCCCGGATGCGGATGGAAAGCGGCGGGCTGGAGACCTCGATCTCGTCCACATCGAAAGCCCCGGCAGACACCAGCGGCTGCCCGGCGTAGCCGTACTCACAGCGCAGCTCCATGCCCTTGTCCGGGTACCAGTCGGCGAGCCATCGGCTCTGGATCGCATCCGTCTCGGCCAGCTCCACATCGAGGCCGTCGGCCTCGCCGGTGAGGCGGTCGGTGTAGCTCACCCGCATCAGGTAGGGCGAAAGGTCCGCGGTGATGTCGCGCCCGTTGTAGGTGAGCTTGACGGCGGGCGTCAGCGCTTCCATGGCGGCAGGGCCTCCACGGTGGCGGCACGCTCGATGAGCGGCACGGCGATCTTGAGCCCGGCGGGCAGGATGCCGGTGCGCGGCGCGTGCGGGTTGGCAGCGATGAGCGCCGCCGTCTGCGACACATCGCGGTAGTAGCGCCAGGCGATCAAATCCCAGCGCTCGCCGTCTGTGGTGGTGTGCATGAGGCTCTGAGTCATGTCAGATCTCCATCACCGGCAGCCTGGCGGCGGCATGTGCCGCCAGGCGCGAGAGCGCGTCGCGCGTGCTATCCATGGCGCGGGTGGCCGCCGAGACGCTGTAGAGCGCGCCAGGTAGCGCAGCGATGCCGCCCGCGAGCGCAGCGCCTGCGGCGTCCCACTGGCTGCGGGCGGCGAGCAGGCCGCCTGCCACTGTCATGGCGTCGGTGGCGACCGAGGCCACAGCGCCTGCCGTCTGGCCGAGGCTGCCGAAGGTCTCGGCAGGCAGCGTCGCGCCGAACCCGGCTACGCGGCTCGCCAGAGACGGCAGCGCCAGCGCAGCGGCCGCAGGCGAGGATTGCGCGATGCGCGCGAGGCTCACCGCATCGGCGGCAAGCTGCGCGCCGCTGGCCACGGCGCTGATGCCGGCAGAGACGGCAGCCGCCAGCCCGCCGGGGCTTGCCAGCGGAGCGCCTGCCAGCAGATCGAAGTCGCTGGTAGCGCCGATGGGGATGCGGTAGCCCGCCGTGACCACGCCAGGCGGGTTGGGCTCGGCAGGGTCGCCGATGTACTCCCGCAGCGTGATCGACAGCTCGAAGGCGATGGCCGCACCATAGCCGTCGGTCTGGGTGGCAACCACCTCGGCCTCGGTAATGACGAACACGCCGCGGTATTCGCCGGTGCCCAGCACAAAGGCCAGCGGCTCGCGGTTGTCCATGCGCTCCTTGATTCTGCGCACCTCATCGGCCGGGTTGCACCAGGAGGCGTGCAGCCGCGCGTCGATGCGCACCTCGTCGGGCCGGTGGCCGGTGTATTGCAGCAGGCTCTTGCGGCCGATTAGCCCCTGCTCGGCATAGTCGGCGGCATGGCGCACCGAGAGGCCGTCCAGCCAGGTGATGATCTCCAGCTCGGTCTCGCCCAGGGTGGCGTAGAGGCTCATGGCGCGACCCTCCGGCGCTCATGCTCGTAGCGGCGCATCAGGCGCTCGAACTCGCTAAAGCTCAGCTGCACCGCTTGCGTCACCTGCTCGCGCACGGCGGCCGGGCTGCCGCCGCCATTGACGTGAATGACCGGCGCGAACGTGATCTGCATGGCGGCTGGCGCACCCGTGCGCGCGGCAGATGCCGTTGCGCCAGCGGCGGGTTTTGTCGCATGCAATGCGGGCAAATCGGCCACATCGGCCGCCTGCGGCAGTGGCACAGTCTGGCGTATCGTGCGCACGACGTCCGGCACAGCGGGCAGCGCCACCGGCTCCACCGCCTGACGGATCGTGCGCAGGGCATCCGGCGCGGCGGGCATATCCGCCGCAAGCGCCGGCTGGAAGGCGGTCGTGGCCGCCAGCGCGAGCCCCGCCGTGGCCTTGCCGCCCGCGCCCGCCATGCCAGCAATGCCCTGCGCCGCGCCCCGGCCGATCATCTGGCCGAAGGCGGCAAAGACCGTGGATGGCGAGCGAATGCCAAGCCACCCCTTGAACCGGCTCTTGATGCTCTCGCCCAGCTCTTCGATGGCCTTGCCCGCCGAGGCGAGCTTGTCTTTGATGCCCTTGATCAGCCCGGCGACGACCTCGCCGCCGATGCGCAGCATCTCGCCAGGCAGTGAAAGCAGCTTACCCGGCAGCGACAGGAACATCTGTACCGCGCTGGCAATGGCTTGCCCGACACGGCGACCTAGCGCCTCTGCCGCGCCGCCCGCATCGTCCATGGGTTTGAGCAGATCACCCACGCCCGAGACGAGCCTGCCGACCCAGCCGATGACGATCTTGAACGCGCCAATCACAGGATCGAGCAGTGGCGCTACCGGTGCGAACGCGGCGCGGAAGGCGCCGGCCACAGGCGCCAGTCCAGTGGTTATGCCGTCCCACAGACCTTTGAAGAACCCCTTGATCGGCCCCCAGAACTTGTAGACGAGCAACGCCGCCGCCGTGAGCACCAGCCCGACGGGATTGAGCATCACCGCCCGGCCCAGCCACAGCACCGCGCGGCCAGCGCCAAGCAGCGCTCCTTTGAGCACACCGCCCACGGCCAGCGCCGAAGTCTTGGCCTGCGCGGCGATCTGCCCGAAGTGCCAGCCGATGGCCTTGAGTGGCGCGCCGGAGTTTTTGATCTCCACCAATCTGGCAACGAGGCCAGTTGCGGCCGGCGCTGCCTGCCCCAGTATGGGCGCGAGGCTCTTGGTCTGCATGGCCAGAGACGCGGCAATCCACGCGCCGCGCAGCGCGTGCAGGCGCGCAATCGTCCCGAACACCGACCAGGACAGCGCGTGGTAGACGGCCTTGGCGGCCAGGCTGCCCGCCTTGAAGACGAGCAACGCTGCGCCCAGCTTCATGATGCCACCCACCAGCGCCGGGTTGGCGCGCGCCCAGTCGGCTATGCTTGAGACAACGGGCCGCAGCGCGCCCAGTACGCCATTGACGGCGGGCAACAGCACCGAGCCAATCTCGATGCCCAGCTCTGCGACGGTGTTCTTGAGCAATTGCCAATTGTTGGCCGTGGTGGCCGAGCGGGCGGCGAACTCC